GGCGAACTGGGTGGAGAACAAGCGTTGAGTTTGCGCGAAAGCATCCTCGCTGCGCTGAACGCGCGGCTCTCAGCTCTACCCGCCACCAACCTGCGCGGCGAAGTGCTGCCTGAGCGCGTGCCGGCCGGAGGGCTATTGATCTTGCGCGATGGCGAACCGGGTGAACCCGAGGTGACCTTGTCGCCTCTGATTTACCACTACCAGCATAGGGCCGAGATTGAAGCTGTGGTCCAGGGAACGGACCGTGATGCCGCGTTCGACACGCTGATCGCCAGCATCGGCATGGCGCTCGCCGCCGACCGGACGCTAGGCGGGCTCTGTGACTGGGTCGAGGCCGAAGCCCCGCAGCCTGTCGACCTGCCTGTCGAGGGCGCGGCGAGCCTGAAGGCGGCCGTGATCCCGGTGGTGCTGCACTATTCAACGACTGACCCGCTGGGGTGACTTCGCGGCGAGCCTGAAGGCCGCGTTCGGCGGGACGATAGTCCACTGGACTGTCGTCTCATCCGCCTCACTCCCGGTGGTGCTCCACTATTCCACGGCCCACCCGCTGGCCTGACCCCTACAACCCGAGGAGAGAACCATGGCACGAGCCCAAGGGGCGCGGGCGCAAATGGCGCTGGCGTTCGAAACGACCTATGGCACGCCGCCTGCGAGCGGCTACACCAAGATGCCCTTCGCCAGCACGACGCTGGGGGCAGAGCAACCGCTGCAAACCTCGGAGCTTCTTGGCTATGGCCGCGATCCGCAGGCCCCAATCAAGGATGCGGTGACGGCCGATGGCGATGTGGTCGTGCCGCTCGATGCCGAGGCTTTCGGCTTCTGGCTCAAGGCTGCCTTTGGCACCCCGACAACCACCGGTACAGGCCCCTATACTCACGAATTCCGCTCTGGAAACTGGGCACTGCCGTCGTTCTCGGTCGAAACCGGGATGCCGGAGGTGCCGCGCTTTGCGATGTATTCCGGCTGCATGGTCGACAGCCTCAACTGGCAGATGGCGAGGTCGGGCTTGCTGACGGCCACTGCCAGCATCGTGGCCCAGGGCGAAAACATCGCCACGAGCACCGCGGCGGGAACACCCGCCATGATCGCGCTGAAACGCTTTGGTCATTTCAACGGGGCCATCACGCGGAATGGGGCCAACATCGGTAACGTTGTCTCTGCCGACCTTACCTATGCCAACAATCTCGACCGGATTGAGACTATTCGCGCTGATGGGAAGATCGATGGTGCCGATCCGTCTATCGCGGCGCTGACCGGTAATGTCGTTGTCCGCTTTGCCGATCAGACGCTGGTGACGCAAGCGATCAACGGCGAGGCCTGCGAGTTGGAGTTCTCCTATACCCTGCCCACCGGCGAGACCCTGACCCTGACGGCCCATGCCGTTTATCTCCCGCGTCCCCGGATCGAGATTTCCGGCCCGCAAGGCGTACAGGCCACCTTTGATTGGCAGGCGGCCAGCGACGCAACCATGGGCCGGATGTGCACCGTCACGCTCACCAATGACCGCGAGGATTACTGACCATGCTGCGCTTAAACTTGTCCACGGAACCGCGCTGGCTCGATCTGGGCCATGGCGTACGCTTGCTTGTGGAGCCGCTAACCACCGCCATTATGTTGGCCGCGAGGAGCGATCCGGCGATTGTCGCCGCGGCGGCTGAGGCTGAGGGCGATGCGGCCCATTCCAACGATGACCTCGCGCGGATCGTCGCCAAAGCAGTCGCCCGCATCGTCGTGAAGGATTGGGACGGCGTGGGCGATGAAGACGGCAAGCCAATGCCTCTCACGCCCGAGGGCATCGATGCCCTGCTGGAGCTTTGGCCGATCTTTGAGGCCTTTCAGACGAAATACATCGCAGGCGCGCTTATTCTGGATGCGGAAAAAAACGTCTGACCGCTCTCGCCGACTGGGAATTCGGCGGGGGCGGTCAGTATTGCGCCGCATGCCCCTGTGTTTGCGCGGAATGCCCGCGCAGTATTCACAAACCGCTGACCCTTGAGGGGTGGCAGGTCTGGGATCTAGTGCAGCGCCTCGGTGGACAGGTGCGCGTTGCTGGCGGCATGAGCAGCGGCGTTGCTCTTGGCTGGGATATGGGGGCAGCGCTGCAACTCGGTGCAGCCCTTGGGCTCTCGCCCCTCATCGTCGCGGAACTCCTGCCGCCCATCGAGGCGGTGATGGTGCGCAAGATCAACGAAGCAATGCAGGCCGGATCAGGCCTGACCTGACCTCGTTTCCATTGGGAACGAGGTTTCATCCATTGAGGACGTCTTTCCATGGCAGAAAAGCGCGTTTCCGTCCGGCTTTCCGCGACTGGCGGCCGACAGGTGCGCGCCGAATTGGAAGGTGTCGGCAAAGCCGGATCGCGGGGCTTCGGCCGTCTCAGCCGTGAAATGGAGTTCGCGAACACCCGCATGGCGGCCTTCGCGCGCCGTGCCCGGATCGCCGCGACGGCGGCAGCCACAGCCTTGGCCGGTGCGGTTGTCGCGATGACCCGCTCGACGGTCGCGGCCGCCAACGAAATCAACCAGCTTTCTCAGGTCGCCAATGCCGCTCCCGAGGTCTTCCAACGCTGGTCGGCAGCCTCGGCCACCGTGGGCATCGAACAAGAAAAACTCGCCGATATCCTGAAGGACGTGAACGACCGCGTGGGCGACTTCCTGCAAACCGGCGGCGGCCCGATGGCGGATTTCTTTGAGAATATCGCGCCGCGCGTTGGGGTGACGGCGGATCAGTTCGCCCGTCTTTCGGGGCCGGAAGCGCTGCAGCTTTATGTCTCGAGCCTCGAGCGCGCGGGTGTCAGCCAACAGGAGATGACCTTCTATCTCGAGGCCATGGCCTCGGATGCGACGCGGCTGATCCCCCTGCTGCAAAACGGCGGTGCAGAGATGACCAGGCTTGGGGCGCAGGCGCAGGCGCTTGGTGCGGTGCTGGACGCTGATGCCATCGCCGCCATGCGCCGGTCGGAACTCGCGTTGGTCAGCATCGGCCAGGTCTTTACGGGCGTTCGCAACCGGATTGCCGTGGCGCTCGCTCCGACGCTGGAGGCTGCGGCCAATGCGTTTGTCGCCATTGCATCCAGCACCAGCCCGATCAGTCGGGCGTTCGATGCGGTACTGGCCAACCTTGACCGGCTGGCGATCTATGCCAGCACCTTCGCCACCTTTCTCGCCGGACGCTGGGTGGCCGCCATGGCCGCCGCGGCGCTCTCTGTCCGAGGCCTCGCCACTACGCTTGTCGTGCTGAAAGGCGCCCTCATCCGCACCGGCGTCGGCGCTTTGATCGTCGGCGCGGGCGAGTTGGTCTACTGGTTCACGCGCCTCGCCTCTGGCGCCGGCGGCTTCGGTGAGGCCATGCGGCTCTTGAAGGATGTCGCTGTCGAGGCATGGGAACGGATTAAAATGGGGGCCAACGCAGCCGGGTCGCGTGCCACAGCCATGTTTTATGATCTTAAAGCCGATGCCGCGATCGGCATGGCTGGGGCCATCGAGAGTGTCGTGGCTTTTGGCAACACGACCGCCAATACCTTCGAGGGCGCGCTTTTGGCCGTGCGCGAGATCTGGTCGCGCTTGCCGGATGTGATCGGGGATCTGGTCTTCTCGGCGGCCAACCGCATGCTCGACGGGATCGAGGCCATGCTGAACGGCGCAATTCGCCGAATTGACGCCTTCACGGGGCGCATTCGGGATGCGTTGGCGGCGGTCGGCATTGAGACCACCTTTGGTCAGATCGGCGAGATCAACCTCGGCGATATCCCGAACCCTTTCGCAGGCGCCTCCGCTGATGCAGGGACGGCTGCGGCAGAGGCTTTTCGGCGAGCCTTCGAGGATAACCCACTCTCTGTTCCCGACCTTGGGCTGGATGGCATTGCGGCCGATGCCCTGGAAACAGCCAATATTTACCGGCGTGCTGCCACGGATCTTGCGAATGGAGCGACAGCCCCACTCACCTCCTGGGGCGCACTTCGCGATGCCGTTGCGGGCACGGGCGAAGAAGGCGCGGCGGCGCTGGATGAGGCCACGGCCTCTGCAGATCGGCTATCGGATGCCATGGGGCGCGCCGGTGGCGCGGCAGGAAGTGCCGGAGATCGGATCGCCACCGGGTGGCGCGCAGTCTCTGAATCTCTTCAGGCTTATGCCACGGATGCTCTGAACTGGGGCAAAGGCCTCGGCGAAACCCTGACCGGAGCCTTCAGTGGTGCCGAAAGCGCCTTCCGAAGCTTCGTCGAGACCGGCAAATTCGATTTCAAGGGCCTCGTGCGCTCGATCCTGGCAGACCTCGCGGTTCTGTCGTTCAAGCGTGCAGTGCTGGGACCCATCGCCTCCGCGCTCTCAGGCATCTTTGGCGGCGGCTCTGTTGCGGCGGCTGTCTCGCATGCGGGCGGTATCGTAGGCCTGTCCGGACATAACCGCTCTGTGCCTGCGATGGCTTTCGCAGCGGCACCCCGGATGCATTCCGGCGGTTGGGCAGGTCTCCGCCCCGATGAGGTCCCGACAATCCTGCAGCGCGGTGAGCGAGTGCTGAATCGGCGTGAAGCGGCAGACTATGGCAGGGGCGGCGGTGCTGGCGCAGGCGTGACGGTGAACATCGACGCGCGCGGTGCACAGATGGGCGTGGCCGAGCAGATCGACGCTCGCCTTCGCGCGGCCATCCCCGAGATCGCCCGCATTGCGAAGGAAAGCGTAGCCGATGGGCGGCGCCGGGGTCAGGTGATCTAAAATCATGGCCATTCCTGTCTTGCCACTGACGCTCGTGTCTTCGCTCGAGCGGCGCCTGGTGACATCCGTTGCCGAGACTCGCTCGCCCTTCACCGGCACATCCCAGATCCAGGACTGGGGCGCGTCGTGGTGGGAGTACCAGATCGAGATGGCGGTGACCCAAGGGGCCAAGGCGCGGCGGCTTTCGGCCTTCTTAACCGCCCTTGGTGGATTGCGGGGCCGGTTCCTGTTCCCCGATCCCTCGATCGAGGTGCCGGTGGCGGCGGGCAATCCTTACGTGACCGAGGCGCAAGTCGCAGGGGCATCCACCTTGCGCACGGCAGGTTGGGGGCTTGGTCTGCGCGCGGGGGATTTCTTCCAGGTGGGTTCGGATGCCACCACGCGGCTTTACCAGCTGACGGGCGATGTGACGCCCTTGGGCAGCGAGGCGACGCTCGCCTTCGTGCCGCCGCTTCGGGCTTCTGTACCGGTCGGCACGCTGCTTGGCCTTGAGACCCCGTCAGTTCTGTTGCGCCTGACGGCTCCAGTGCCCTCGGTCATCGGCCGGGCGGATCAGCACCGCTTCACGATATCAGCGCGGGAGGCGCTCTAATGAGCCGTGATCTCACCATCGCCTTCGCCACTGCGCTGGCAGATCAGAGCCTGCGGCCGGTCATCTTCTTCGAGGGCCAGTTCGCCACGGGCTGGGTGCGTATCTGGTCAGGTCTGGGAGAGGTCAGTTGGAACGGCCAAAGCTGGGCCGGGGCTGGGTCTCTTCTCGGGCTCGGCTCCCTCGACGAAACCGGGGAAGTTGTGGCGGGCGGCACGGCCGTCTCGCTTTCCGGCGTGCCGCTGGACCTTGTGCAGATGGCCATCGAGGAGGCCCGCCAAGGCTTGCCGGGTCGCATCTGGCTGGGGCTTCTGGCCGAGAATGGCAGCATCATTGCTGATCCGGTTCAGGCCTTCTCGGGCCGGCTCGATGTGCCAGAAATCAAGGATGATGCGGATACCTGCACGATCACCATCAGCTATGAGAGCCGGCTCATTGATCTCACCGTAGCCCGGACCTGGCGCTACACCCATGAAAGCCAGCAAGTCTTGTTCCCGGGCGATCTCGGGTTTGAATACGTGACCGCAATCCAGGATCGCGAAATCACCTGGGGGCGGGGATAGACATGGCCCGCGTCGATCACTGGGAACGCCTTCTAGCCGCAGCCATCGATACGGCAAGGGCTAAGCCTTTCGTCTGGGGCGTTCATGACTGCCCGACCTTTGCTTTCGAGACGCGCATGATCCTGACCGGTGGTGAGGATGTCGCTGCTCTTTGGCGGGGTCGCTACACCACGGCGCTCGGCGGCGAGCGTGTGATGCGCCGACTGGGCTGGGCCTCGCTTGAGGACATGGGTCGTGCGCTTCTGGGCG